CATTTGGATCTTCTATTACATTTGTATAGTAAAATACCTTATCATACAAAATTTCTTTATTCATTTTATTCCTCCGTTTAAATTATACCACAGTTCATTATTTGTCATTATGCGACAAAATGGTCCAAAAGAATGGAACAGTATATCTAATTCCAGAGATAATTGGGGTTACCCCATGGATATAATTCATATCTCCTGGGAAAAAGTATGCAGCACCCCGTTTGGGCTTAAACTGAATATTTTGATTAGGAAAATACAACTCTCCACCCTCATAATCATCATTTATGTAAAATAATCCAGCTATGTCATAATATGGAAAGTCATTTGGCTTGCCAGCATCTGGCCCAGTATGCAACTCTTTATCTGCATGCGGCATTTGTAGCTGACCAGGAAGCCAACGAACCATTGCTGGGCTTGTAGGAAGAGCATCTACACCGAAAAACTTATCTACTTCAATCTTTAGCCTTGCAACCATGCCCTCAATAATTTCAGGAACTTTTGGATCTGTTTTTTGAATAGTTGGATATGTTGCAACACGATTATCCCAGTATCCAGAGTCATATATTACAGTACCATTTTCATTATAGTGTGTTTCAGTAATATCCCATTCAGTATTATTTCTAATAAAGTTATTTAAATAGACTAGCTCTTCTTCTGTCATAAAATTTTCTAAAGCTACAATATTATCTGCCGATGATCCAAAAAATCCAGACGGGGTAATTGATATCCTATCAACAACGTTTTTATTAGCTAGGTTTTCTATATTTTTATCAGTCATATTTTCTCCTTTCCCAAATATTATTTAAGTATACACCGCCATTTGGAACTCTGTATTTTTTCATATTTTCAAAATTATTTTTAACTATTTTTTCAGAAGATATGACCTCATGCTCTGACTCCCAATCTTCTCTTTTAAATGGTATCATTTGTGCATACGGCGTTCCTGCAGGTAAAATTCCAGTCCATCCTTCTTGAATAAAAAATGGAAATGTTCCTGGTAGATTGACTTTATCGTTATCAACAATTCCGCTGGTTGTAAGAAAAGGCAAGTCATATCTTCCAAATGGTTGAGAATATAAAACACTATACCCTTCTGGAACTGATACTGCCCAATCTGGCCACCAAGCAAAATGTTTTTTATAATATCCTTTTGGGTGTTCAAACTGTTGCATTGGTGGCCTTAAGTGAACAAAATCATGGTATTTTTGATCTATTACTTTTACAGAAATTTCATTACTATCATTAAGATAAAATTCAATATCGCAAGGGGTTTTATATGTGTATCCAGTTATAAAAATATCGTAAAGTGCTGGGCATGCCTTCCAAGTTGGAATTTTCCCTTTATCTGGAGCAACGGCATATTCTCCATTTGGTAGTTTTGCATATCTATCTGCATTTTTATACCATTCTGGTAAACTTTTAGAAATTGGTCCTGGAGCAGAATAGTCTTTTCCTGAAAGCCATGGCCTATTTGTTATAAATTTAATTTTTGGCATTATTTATAACCTTCATTACTATCTTTTTTGCTTCATGGTGTCCTACGGGGTCTCCATTATGATCAACGGCATCTCTATAAAAGTGCGTCCACTCCCCTCTTGAATTCTTATCTTGACTCACAGCACCACGATCACGCATTCTACTATTCCAAAGATTATCTTCATATGGTGGCCTGCCATTACGAACTTCTATTTCATATGACTGAATATCGACTAGTGATATTGGCAAAATAGCAGCCACTGGAGTTCCTGCAGGAATGGTAATTTCAATATTTGGCTCAGTTATCATCCATGCTATTGGCAAATCACCTGCTAATACAGAACTGCTAATTACTGTAGACATACATTGTGCACCACGAATAAACTGATTTGGAACTGGCATTGTTAAAAGACTTAAATTTTCATTATTTTCTTTTACAAATGTAAGATCTGTATAAAAACTAACAGTTCTGTTTCCACGATTTGGATGAGCATATTTAGATCCAGACAAGATTTTTACATGCTCATTTGTTGAATCATTTACCCCATCCCAAATAAATGTGATATCTTCTGGATAAGATATTCCCCAACCTAATCTATTTGACAAAGAAAGTGGAAAACATTGATATGCATGCCTGTCAAAAGTGATATCCATCCATTCACGGTGCATTGGCAATTGGTCTATTGATGCATAATTTCCAGAAGTATAAATAGTAACATTAGGCATTAATATCCCGTCTCCTGGTAAAACTCTGGACGATGATACTTATCAGAATAATCTAGCATTGTCACAATTGAGTATTTTGTTCCACTATGAACTGGCATAGCACGATGAGGATACATAAAATTAGATGGAAAAACAAACAGATCTCCAGCTTTTGGTTTTATGTTTAGGTTCTGTAGCCTAAAGTAAAGTTCTCCGCCCTCATAGTTATCATTAGGATATGCAACCAAAGACACTACACAATTATAAGAAAATCCATTGTCAGAGTGTTCTTGGAAGTGTTGACCTGGGCCATATTTTACATAATTCATAGCTTCCCAATATCTAAGCTCTCCAATATTATGAACTCTGCAGTAATGTTTTACAGCCTGCAATTGTCTAAAATATACGTCATCCCATAGTTCTTGAAGCTTTATGGATGCCTCGCTTTTATCATACTGGATGTCCGTTTTCTTATATTTAAAATCATAGCAGTCACGATACTCTGGCATCTTCATGCCGTATCCAACCATAGCTTCTGCATAATTATAATGATTTGTGGGATCATTTAATACAGATTCTAGCCTTTCAATAATGTTCATTGATTCTGGCAAGACATCTCTAAATAATAGAATTCCGCTACCCAAATCCTCTATTGATGACCAAGTTATTTCATCAATTTTATAAAAATTTTGTATTCTATTTTGAATATCTTCTTGTGCACTCATATTGAATCCTAATAGTATAGCTTATTCATATCTTCTTGGCGGTAATTAAAGTTTCTTAGTCCACCACGATTGTTGTAGTCAGTCATAATTACAATAGAATATTTAGTTCCAGCTATCATATCATTTGAAGCATGCTCATATATATAAGTAGAGGGAAATACCATAATATCTCCCTTTTTTGGCTTTAAGGTTAGATTAAATCTAGGGAAGTATAGCTCTCCACCTTCATAGTCATCATTAACATACGCAACTACTGATACGGTTGTAACATATGCTGGGCCATGATCGGCATGAATTTTAAAGTGTGTTCCTGGACCATCATATTTCACAAAATTAAATGCTTCAAAGAAATTAACCCCTACGCCCCAATACATACCATAGTCGTCAACGTTTGGTTTTATTGAGCGAAAAGCAATTTCATGCATATCATATAGGCTTGAATTATGATTATCTCTTGGCCCAAGATTATTTGAACTTACTTTAAAATCTAAACACTTTCGAGCCTCTTCAAGAACAGTGTCTGCCTCAGTTACTTTTGCACCCTGCCAAGAATACTTTGTTTGTCCATTAAGGTTATTTTCCAAAGTTTCAATAATATAATTGCAGGTTCTTTCATCAATTGCCTGATTATATATGTTAATGCCTAATGCTGGATTGGTGACTAAAACTCCACCTTGAGTAAATCTTTCTGGCATTCTGTTTGAATCTGTTTCTGATCTATCTTTTGTTAACCAATTATTTGTCATGGATAAATTATAGCACAAAGCCCAGAGACCATATCTCTGGGCTTTGTTTTATTATATTATCTTAGAAGAACTTGGATGCTCCAGCTCCACCTGGGAAGCTTGGGAAGAATGGTGGGAAGAATGGGAAGAATGGGAAGAATGGGAAAAATGGTGGGAAGAATGGGAAGAATGGGAAGTATGGGAAAAACGGCGGGAAGAATGGGAAGAATGGGAAGAATGGTGGGAAAAACGGCGGGAAGAATGGGAAGAATGGGGGGAAGAATGGACTAAATGTAGTAACGCTAGATGAGTTAGGAGAAAATGCACCGTCTCCATTAGCATTGCTTGCACGAACCTTATATGTCTGAGATGTTCCGCCTTCTTGAGTTACTGTAGCTGATGTAACGTTGGCAGCAACGTTTGCACTCTTGTTGTCGCTACTTTCCCAGCGATATCCAGTAATTGCACTACCACCATTGTTTGGAGCAGACCAAGAAATAGAATCTTGATTTACAACAGTTGAAGCAACTGTTGGAGCAGATGGTGTTCCAGGAACAGTAGTAATAGCAACAGTAGTTGAAGAAGAAGCAGCAGAGGTTCCAGCATTATTGGTTGCAGTAACTGTAATTGTATATGTTACTCCACCTACAAGACCTGTTACGGTAACTGGAGAAGATGCTCCCGTTCCAGTTCTTGTTGTTTGGCCTGAAGCTGTAGCTGTGGCTGTATAGGATGTTGCAGCTGGAGAATCGCCAGGCAAAGAAAAAGTAACTGTAGCAGCACCATCATTAAACGCTCTGCCAGTTCCAACGTTAGTAGCAGATACGCTTGTTGGTGCCTTTGGCTCTAGAAAGTCGTTTGATGCCTGTGACCTTCTACCAGGTCTTTTTCCTACTGCCATGTTCTATTTTCTCCTTAATATTAAGATGCAAGGTCTCCGAATGCTA